TTCCCACTGCTAACGTATTCGCCGGAATCGACAGTGATACAACCTGATTCTGACCCGTGCCGCTGGTAGCGACAGCGGACGTTATTGATACGGGAGGAATCGGCGCCGGTGTCGTGGTGATGGGCGCCGACGCGGGTATAGCTGCCGGGGTTGGCCGTATGAGGGCGATTACGGCCATCACCAGCGCTGCCGCTGCCAGAACGGCGGCGATCAATGCTGTCCAGGAAAACCTGGCGCGGCGCGGAGCCGGTTGCTGTGGACGGGGCCTACCGGTCAGCGGATCCACGGCTGCCCAACACCCAGCTCGCCGCCCTGTTGTGGATTCATTTACCCAGCGTAAGACCAGCCACAGGTTTTCATACCATCCATGTCCGAAGTTATTGAGCAAACACGGATTCCGGATAAGCGCGGATCGGCGCCGATACCGGCGAAAACCGGCGAGACCGGCCGGGTCTAGGTCAGCCCGATTTCGGGGGGTGGGTTTTTTCCCGGTCTTCCACGTCGCCGATGAGCATCAGCCGGGGATCATTGTCGGCGTCGTCTTCGGCCTCGGCGTTCAGTTCGGCCAGGCTCTTGGCGCTTTCGCTGAAGGCGATCCCGAGGCGCAACCGGTTGAGCGGTCCGACGCCGAGCTGCTGCTCGTCGGCCTTGATCGACGTTTCAATCTTGAGCACCAGATCGTAGATCGGGTTGGCGCGCTGCTGGCCCGTCGAGCCGGCGACCATCGGGGATCTGTCGGCCTCGGCGATCAATCGGTGATAGCGGTCGACGTTGCGCACCCATCGCAACACCAGCGCGGTGTCTGACTCGCGCGTCACACCCGAGACTGTGTCGCCCCAGTAGCCGGCCCAGGCGTCCTGCGCTGGCTTGCACAGTCCACGTGGCATGCGGGGGGCTTTGCCGGCGGTGTGCACCATGCCCAACGATTTGGTGACTCTGTTTTGACGCCGCGAAGCTGGCTTGGGTGGGGGCCCGGGCATCGAATCTCCTTGTCTACCAGACCAAATAGAGCAGGTCGTAGGGCTTGGGTGGGGTCACCGATGCCCTGTCAAAAGCCATGCATGCCGCGACAGCTAAGTCGATCTTTCTCGCAGAGTACTTGTGTTCCTTGGTGATTCGCGATCCACGGGAATCCGTTTTCAGCACCGTGTTGGCGATGTGCCGGGCGAGGCGCGGATCCCCCGAGTGCGTGAGGCCGTGGTTCATCGTGCCTTCAAAGAACCGCTGCGTGGCCGGAGTCATGTGCGAGGGATTCTGGGGGAACTCGACGACCGGCAGATTCTCGGACTCGAGGACCTGGTAGGTGCGGGCCCACCGAAACGGGTCGCAAACGATCTCCCGCACTTGCCATTTGCGGCACGCCTGCCGGATGGCGTCTTCGACGTCGGCGATCGGGACAACCCAGTCGGGGCCGTCGAGCGGGTCCTTCTCCCAGGCCGCAACAACATCCACGTGGGGGACGTCGCCGCAGGACACCACCACCAGCGCGGTGGAGTCGTTGTTGAATGATCCGTCAAAGCCGAGGCACACGTCGGCGCCGTCGGGGATGGTCACCTCGGGTGCGGCGCAGGCGTCCCACGCACCATCCGGCAGCCACGCCTGCGCGCCGACCACCCACAGCCCCAAGTGATAGCGGTAGAACTCGTTGGGCGGGATCTGGTGGTAGCGGGCGGCGACGTCGCGCGTGTTCAGGAACAGGTCGGCCGCCGGGTTCGCGTCGCGGATCGCGGCCAGCAGCCCCTCGTCGGTGTCCAGATCGTGCCGGTCGGCCGGGCAGCCCCACCACACGAACAGGAACTCGTCATCGGTGATCTCGCCCGTGTTGACCCGAACGCCGTAGTCGTGCAGCCGTCCGGCCAGCGTGTCCAGATCGAACCCGGGTGTCGTGGTGTTGAGCACGAGGGATCCGTCGCGTTTGGTCGCACCGTTGGAGATCACCAGGTGCACGCGTTCTTTGTTGCCGCCCACCCATTCGTGGATCTCGTCGGCCAGGAAGGTGGACGGGCGCTGGCCGTCGTTGGTGCCGGCGATCGCGGCGATCTTGTAGCAGCGGCCGGGGCCGTTTTTCACCTGGACCTCGGCCTCAAACGAGGACATCACCTCGCGCAATGTGGGTGATTCCGTCACGGTGGTGCGTAGGTCGCCGAACAGTAGCTCCGCCTGATCGTAAGAGGCCGCGGCTACCGGGATCACCGGGGAGAACTGGTTAGCCAGCTGGTAGGCACCGATCCACGCCGACAACGGGGTCTTGCCATTGCCTTTCGGCACCTCGAGCAGCGCCCGCCGATACCGGTAACGCCCGTCCGGTCGTTTCTCGAACAGCCAGATGAGGAAGATCTTCTCGAAGGTTTCCAGTGTGACCGGCTGCCCGAATTTGTCGCCCTCGCCGAACACACAGTTCCGCTCGATCCAACGGATCACCTTGGGCCCGTCGGAGGGGGCGTCGGTCAGCGGGGGCGCGGAGAGTGGTGGGGGGACGTCGGTCGGCCAGGGCAGTACCGTGGGGCCGGGGTAGGGCGCCGGTGTGCGGGGCATGACTAATTGTCGCAGCAAGTGGCCGAAGGGGAACGCCGCCAGCAGCATCGAGCGGGGCGTTTTCGTTTACACCTCGGCGAGTGTGGGGTCGGCCGGTGTGAATGTCCACAGGTCGCTGGTGACGTCATAGCTGGCGTACAGCACGGTACCGGCCGGGTAGTCGGCGGCGATCTCGCCGCAGTTCAAACTCACCTCCTCGGCGATCAGTTCGTCGTCGCCGGCTGCGTCGGCCGGCCCAGCCGGTGCGTCGCAGGTAGGTCACGGCGGCGGCGCGGACGTCGGTGAGGGTGAGGTCGGGGCAGTCGGTGACGCCTCGGGGCGTGGCGAACTACCTTGGGGGCCCCCTCGAAGCCGATTAGGCCTGGCGCCGGTTGCCATAGGGTCCGCCGGTGCGTGCAAAACGCGCCCGATTCTAGAAACCGCCGTTTTGCACGGCACATTGCGGGCTGGTGTGTGGAACGACAACTAGTCGATGTCGACAAGGGCCTTCAGGGCCTTCAGCCTCTGCCACCGCTCGCACGTCCAATCTTCCGGGCGCTTAATCTCCGATGCGATCTCACGGATCCGCCCTAGCCAGAGTTCTGACGCCATCTTGTCCAGGTCTGACTGTATGGGCTCGATGGGGACGAGCGTGCCGTCCGCCTTGCGAAGCCGCAGCTGAATCGGTCCGATCATGGCGTACGACGGTGGTAGGCGTTCCATGTTTTCGTCGTTCATCGCGAGTTGCCGCACGACCTTGGTTTCCTTGCGGATCTGGCGTGCGCCAACGAGCAGAGAGAATCCGAATCGGAACGATCGAACAAAGCGGCTGACCGGATACTTCGCGGTTTCGTCGTTGAATGCGGCCAGTGCGTTGCCCATCCAGTCGGGCTCGTAGTAGGCCCGCATGTCCTCGGGGAGCTGCCTGAGCGCTAGCCGCACAAACAGAACAGGCAAGTCGTCGACGCGTGCTCGCAACTCATCGCTGATCATTTTGGACGGGACAGCGACGAGCGCGGCGATCACCAATGTCACCACCCAGGCAATCGCCAGCAAGGTCGTAGTCATCAGATCAACCCCAGCGCGCGAGCGGTTCCCCGCACCCAACGACGTGCCGGTGCTGGCGTCAATTCCTCCCGCGCCTCGTTAACCAGGCGCCGAGCCTTGGGTACCGCGTCCCCGCGGAGGCGGTAGGTGATTCTCGGCGGGCCGCCGCTTTGCGGCGACGCGTCCGGATCGTCGAAACGGTCTAGCCAGCCGGCCGCCGTGAGGCGTGCGAGCACTTGGTAGGTCTTTGCCGAACTGAATCCGGTCTCGGTCATCAGCAGGTAGCCGTAGATTGGCCGTTCGAGGTCTTCCAGGAAGGTCATGAGTACCCGCACCACTGCCCGGGTCGGACGCACGTCTTTCATACCAAGAATCTTACATAGTTCGATGGACGGTTGCCTACGATGAGTCTTTGTGTTGGACCACCTCACTTTGGCCGTGTCCCTGCTGGCATTCGTTGTGGCGGTGACGGCCGCCGTCATCGCTTGGTCGCAACTTCGCCTTCAGCAGGATGCAGCCGGCGGCCGCGGCATCAGGTTCGGGGTCATATCGTCGCTGGTGGCCGTCGTCAACGGCGTCAAGACTTACCATTTCGAGGCGATTATCGAGCTGCACGGTCCCGGAAAGCGGCATGAGGTTGCGCTGCATTTGGAACGTGGTGGTCGCCAACTCGAACCCGGTCGGCCTGGCTTCAATTTGCTGGAAGACACCTGAATCGCCCTGGAAATGCTGGAGGCTCCTGACCTTGGAAACGAGGATGCAGGTATGCCGAAAGAACAGTCTCCTGGGAAGCCGACGACACGCCGATACAGTCCGGAAGAGAAGGCCGCCGC